TGCACAGCCTGCTTGTCCCAAATGTCGCATCAGTTCGTCATTGACTGCATCTACATCTTCTTGTTTAAACAAGCCTTTGTTAATTCCACTTTGATCTGTGATTACTACAATTCTATAGCCTTTATTGCGTATAGCAGAAACGGCAAGCATACTCTTAGGTATAGCCTTAAAGTCTTCTGGCTTGCCACAGTCTCCGATCCACTCGTTAAGAACACCGTCACGTTCCATACCAACTACACATTTGGTTTTATATTCGCCGCCAGTCCATACAATGCTAAGGGTATTCATTATGTTTCTCTTAACCATTCATACACATTGAGCCATTTACGTTTGCCAATGGTGGCTTTTAACAAAGTTAAATCTGCTTTAGTAGTGTGTCGCATACGTTGTTTTTCTGCTTCAGGAACCGGTACTAGTTCAATAGGTACATTTTCTATTTCAGCAATTTCTTCTGCTATGTCTAAAAAACTATGTGCTATACCTGCACCGCAATTCCAAATACCAGAGCCTTTAACTGTTTTAATAAAATCAATATGTAAACGGCAAACATCACCAACGAATGTCCAGTCTCGTTTAATATGTTCTGCGTTTTCCCACACAGATATCTTGCCTTCTTTGCGAGCCTGTGTGCGCCACTTTTCTATTACATTGCAACGACTGCCTCGCAAGTGATTGTAACGTCCATAAACATTAAAGTATCTAAATCCATGCACGTATATCTTTACATCTTGTTTGGGCCAATAGCGATCAAACAGGTATTTGCTCCAAGCATAGGCAGTTTGCGGATTACATGGAGCATGTTCACTAAAGTCTTTGGTATCACCGTAGACACTGCTACTGCTTGCGTACTGTAAGTTTGTGCCATGATAATTGCACTCGTCAAACAGCCAGCAACTAAAGTCATAGTTTTGTGCCATTATAGCATCTACATCAGTAGTAGACATATCTGCTATCGCACCCAAATGTATGACCCAATCAAACGAACTGACATCCGGTCTTTCAACAGGATGCCAGTCGTAACCTTCTACATACCAGTCGGCCTCTTGTTGGAGCCAGCCGATGATGTTTTTACCAATAAAGCCATTACAGCCTGTGACTAAGATTCTCATGTAGATATTTACTATCTACTGTCATTCGTCAAATAATTCTGAGAAGTGAGCGGCTTCTCTAGCTAGCTTTTCAAAAGTTTTCATAACAGCATCAGGGAATCTAAATCCCCAACTGTTACTGGCCTTCCATTCAAAATATCCCTTGGCAACTGAATTACTATAAGCATCACCTCTAATATACTTTGGTACGCTAGGGCTGTTAAGCATTTCGGCACGGGCAGTTTCGTAAGAGATTCTTGCAGCCTTTTGTATGTCAGGATGACTAAAATCTAATTCTTCAACATCCGTAATTATACAAGTATGCTCGTCGTAGTGTACTCTAACTTGATGTTGAAATTTTCTGTAGAGAGGAGTGTCTTTCCAATTGGGAGTATGTTTGATATCGTGGTCAGTCATAGAGCCAACAGTTTGCGCACTTGTTGCTCCATTTGCTCGAGTCTTTAATTCTCGCTCTTTGCCTTCTAAATCGACGATATCCGGAACGTTACCAGTACGATCTATCTTTACTCCCCATGCTTCAATTAAGTCTTCAACAAATATGCCAACGTTACCATAATACCGTTCGGGTACACTCTGTCCGATTAATGCTTGTTGTAAGTTTTTAAAAGTTGTTATCATTTTGTGTTTCCTCTACTATGTATTGTTTTTTAAGTTCTTCTATGTCTGCTTCAAACAGTTTACCTGTATGTGCAGGGCTTGTAACGTCTACCCCTAATCCTTTAATTGTTTCTTCGATGTCACGAGACAAGTCGTCAAATGTAACACCTTTGATCCATTCGGTGTACCCACGCTTGTTGCCTGCAATTTTACTGCGATACTTAATCTTAAGCAACCTTTCTAACTCTCGAATATCTGCTTCGGGTCCAACCCACACTCGTTCGAATCTATCTTCGTAGTCGGGACCAAAACTGTTTTGATAAGTGCCAAGTCGACTGCCAACATGTCGCAAGGCACTAATACCTATTTTAAGGGCTGAGCCTAACGGATTGCCTTTGATGTAAAACACGTAGTCTACCATCATTGCACCTTGAACTGTAGTTCAGGTGTGTACAACGTAACCTTAGCAACATGTTTGTTGTAAGTGTGTACAAATCCGCAAGTGACAATCAAGTCATCGCTAGATGAACCGTATGGGTTAGCTGTTGCATAAGCATCCTTGTAACCTTCGTGTGTAAACTTACTTAACTTGTAAGAATTCTTAAGAGCTACACCTAAGTCGTTAAAGAATGATTGGCTTAGATTAACCTTAGCACGTTCGCACTTATGAAAAAAGTTAGCCAATCCAATCATTGTCGACGGATAAACAATCTCCAAAGGCCAAGTAGTGCGATGAAAGTCCAAGGCCAAGTCCAAATATCGTCCTTTGTTTTTGCTACGGTCAAGCAACTCGTAGGCATTCCATAATGTGGGGTAGTGACTGATATCGCCAGGGTCTCTTGAGTTGCGAACAGCATTGGTAGTGTTTGCTTGCAGAATGTTTTCAATTGCAACTGTGTCTGGATCTCCGTAGTCACGCTTGATAATATATTGATCGTAACCGCTTACACCCTTTTTATGTGTAAGGTTAATACTTAGAAAAGCTTCTCCTGCAATAAGCATTAGGTCTTTACGAGCTTGCATGGGGTCTAATGCAATAGCTTCGGGTGTTGCACGTAGTACAAAGCAAGGTGCTTTGGTCCAACCTTGTCGGCGCACTGTGCCGCGAGTATGGTTGCCGTCAAAAGGACAAATCAATCCTGTAACAGGATCTTCCATTGCAAGTATTACTGATATCTTTTTAGCATCGAAATCCATTTCAATTTCGTAGATATGTTGTGGAATCATATCTCGCTGAATTGCGCTGAGTATCCCCATATTGTCTAAAGGTTCCCAACTAAGCTCTAATGTATAGTTGTCTTTAGCAGTAGGATCGATTGTGTTGGGTGGAACTGGCGCTGGTCCAATCAGTGCATCAACTAGTTCATCTAAATCATTACATGGAATGACTCCCGACGGATAGTTTGTTGCCATTGTTCGCATGTCAATGAAGCGGCGCTTGACTTCAAATTGATGCTTGTACTTTTTTGTTCGTGCCTGTACCAAGGCCAATACTGGTGTTTTCATTTACAATTCCTTTGTGTTTATAAGTTGTGCAACACGAACATAAGTTCATATCGCATAGTTAGTATTATATATAAACACTAGGGCGTTGTCAACGGTAATTAAATTCTTTTGGTATTAAGATGCTCAAAGTGCGAGCATGGTCTCGTAGCTGTTGTAAATCTGCTACTATAGGATCGCCTTGATCAATATAATCGTAAGCATGTTTGAATGTTAGCTGTTCGAGCCAGCGTAACTCGTTCTTACTCTTATCCAAAAACTCTACCCAACTGCCTGCGGTGGCTGTTATTTGAACAAGGTCTTTGAAATGCTTGTGGCGGTATAGGTCTGTAGTTTCCATATCAGTTCACATGTGGACGAAATCTATGTACAAATGCTTCCCATCTGCAACTGTACTCTTGAAGAGTAGTCTTGCTAACATAAGTTACCCAAGTGTCGTTATCTTCTTCTGGAGTATAAAGACTAGTAACTATAAAGTTTACTCCGTCTGAACTGGTCCATTCTTTAATTGTTTTTATGCGTTTAATAGGTCTTCTGTTGTATATGTTGTCATGGTATCATTGATCCGGGATCTGCTTGTTCTATTTCGTCTAACTGCGTCCAAACATACTTTAATAGTTCTTTGCCTACGATTGGATCCATAGTCATTAGTAATGTAACTCGGCTCAACAGCATGCCAGCTACATTATGTGACTTGAACTTACCTTCGTATTTAAATATTACTGCGTCTAAATCTTTTATAAAATCTTCTATATCATTGTCTGTATAACTATCCATTTACAATCATCCTAATTAATCCAATACTGTCGATTGTGGTTAACAATATGTAGTTAGCCAACATGCCAAACGATTTCCTAGTATAACTAGCCCACCCATACATAGCACAGCCACTAATCCAAATAGGGTATAGCGCGAGTAATGGCGGAGTAGGCACGGTGACGGCCATAGTGATACTGCACCCAATGCTAATAGCCCAAGCAAGTAATTCAATAAAAAAGCGAAAGGGATTAGTACGGTAGTCATCGAGGATCCATTCTAGTGTAGGTTTAAAAATAGTATCAATCATATAGTAATTATACACTCTTTGGTTGTCGAGTCAACAAAAAAGGCTGTTGCCAGCCTTTGATGTTTAGGTTAAGCTCTAATCAAAGAGTGATACCCATTGCTTTGGCCTTGTAGCCCAGTGCTACGATTTCACGGCTAGCATTGCCCATTTCGTATTCAGTAACAGTAACACCGTTACCAGCAACACGGCTCTTGCTGTAAACAGCATAGCCTGACTGACGAATACGTGAAGCTTCAGCGGCAATGTTCTTGATACCGAAACGCTTTTCAGCTTGAGCACCAGTTACTTTCTCGCCATTATACAATGCATTGAACAACTTATAAGTTTTAGTTTCTTTAGAAATGAATTTCATTTTTGTTTCCTTTAGATTATGCTGAAATTTATCAGCTGTATCTATTGTAACAAACCTTACATGTTTATTCAAGCTGTTTGGTTATCTTGGGTCATCTCAGGATGCCAAAACTTCTTGCCAGGATAGCGTTTTGCGGCCAAAGTCATAACTTGATGTAGATTATTGGCCTGTCCCAAAAACTCCCCAGTTACTTTATTGTAAGCGTATACCAAATCGTTTACGTTTTCAGTTTTAACTTCAATGGCATCAGCTGGCAATGCTTCCTCATCGTTAATTTCTTTGAGTTTGGTGATAAGCTCAATCATGTTGTCCGGGTTGTTGATCATGCGTTGCATCATTCTAAATGCGGACACATGACTACCTACATTATAAAACACAATAGCAACCACAGCATACGGCAGGTATTCTAAAAAGAAGTCCATAGTTCTCTCCTAAGGTAAGTTTATTTAATGAAATTAATCTTTAAGACACTCTAACATAGCAATTTTGGCAATTTTCTCGCCAAAGTCTTCGTTTTTGCCAATGATATAGATATCATGAAAGGAACGATCTTTATGACGATCATAACGGCTAAACTCTACAACCTTTCCGCCAATGGCATTGTACACTTTGAACTGTAGTGCAGGGTCGCTGTTAACATCACGTGTGCTAACTGTATTCAGTCCACGGCTCAGTTTGGGACTTGGATAACAATCTTGTTCTTGACCAGCACGATCCCAATCATCACGTACCCATTTGACTACCATTCGTTTAAACCAATTCATTTTGTTTCCTTTCGGGGAGTAGTACAACTGTCACTCCATGTTTCCTGTGCTTGTTTTTGATATTCTTCCAGCTCAGCATCTCTGCGAAGTTCTTCTTCCAACCAAAGCATTTTGGCATGTGCGTAGCCATCTTCTGTAAGACCGTGCCAGCCAATACACTTGCCTGTTGGACTGCGGCCACAACCGCATTTACCAAATTCTTCCGCATTTTCTTTTACTCTAATCTGCATTATCATCTCCTGCGCAATTTTGTACAAATTTAACTATGGCAAACACCACAATTAATGCTATTCCAATAAAACATAATCCTTCTACGATTGCTGTCATTATATACCTCTATCGTTGTATTGTTTAGTATGATCAAACACAAACCAGCCTGTTACAATATACTTTTCTTCGGTCATAGATACTACACCTCTGTGAGTATGTGTCCAATCAGCCGGCCACATTAAAGTTAATCCTTTTTCAGGTTTAATTTTAATATTTTGGTGTAAGAACTCAGTGCCACCTTCATCTTCCACATCATTCAAATAAGTCATGTAAACCAAATGCCGAAGTATATAAGGAGCTTCTCCACTATTTTCAGTGTGCCATGCGTGGTAAGATTCACCAGGACTATAGTGCTGTACTTTGATATCTCTCCGTAAGGCCCACACTTCTAAGTGTTCATAACATTGTGGAAACTCTTGTTTATATTGATCCATACAAACAAATAAGTTATTCAGGTAATCATGACGAGTTTGAGAAGACAAATTTTCTAATATACCTACCCTAAAATCTCTGCCGGGTTCTCGATAGAAAATTTCTTGTCGTTGCTTTGATTCTTCTATGATCGAATCGCATGCCGCCGGATCAGTATAATATCCTCTGATAAACGGATTCTGCTGATTTATTTCATGTTCTCGGAGCATACATTATCCTTGCTATGATTTTTTTAGCTTGTGGAAATTCATTACGATCTAGCTGGGCTTCGATTGCACGTTCCATTGCTTCTTGTAAGTTTCTCAAATAGGGTCGTAAATGATCTGTTGCATATGGTTGCGTCCATCTCAATGTATACAAATACCTACGTGGTATAATTGGTTCGTCCATATTACTCCATCATGATAAAAATCAAAGACACCAATAGTGCCCAGCCAACATTGCCAGTGACTACCAATGCAACAGGTAAGAGCCAATGCATTATACACTCACATGTTTAATAAACTTAAACAAGTCCTTTTTGTCTCGGGGTTCCCACCATTTGCCTGCCTTGCCACAAATTCCATCCTCACGATCTTTGTTCAAATAGTCCATGCGAGTGAGACTACACTTGGCATAGTACGGAGGCTTGATAGTATTACCAGTTACACGATTTTCTATTACTTCATTTTCAATGTAATTCAAACGGCAACGCCATTCATAGCCAGATCCCCATTGCGGGAATTCTGATAGATTTCTGAAGCTATTTTTACAGTCCTTACATAAAACATCATCGCTCATATTGTTCTCTTTTCATAGAGTTAGTGATGTTGTTATTATATACGAACAGTATCCTTCCTGTCAACTTCATTGCCCCACTTTAGCACCCAAAATGAGTAATCTGCTCCTTTGAGAAACGCTTCTACTGCAAATTGATAACCATAATTGAATTGATCATGTTGTCTATGCCAAACTGGAGTTTCTACACTCTTTGACATGACAAACTTACCCATTTCACTACATTGCCATTCCCAAAGTGGTTGAGCCGCATACAAATCAGGATCCTCAACATCGCCCATTTGGAATCTATGTACAATAACTTTGTGTATTTGGTGAAACTTATCTTCTATTATCATGTATTTGGTTAGCTTGGTGTTTTTTGTTTGGCCCAAGTGTCCTTTTTTATAGCAGTAATCTTTGAGATGGCTTGACGTGGTAAAATCTCCGTTGGGTAATTTAATTACATTGTTGTTCACATGGCACTTTCAAACACAATAGGATCCTGCTCTTGTGGCTTGACTGGCAAAGGATCGGCACTGATCAAACTGTTGGCCAGTTTGCTACGCTCTGTCACATTCTTCTGTCCTAACACTATGATACCATAATGCTTGTGTTCCTTTTCAACCAACATCAGCACACATCTTCCAGCGGGATTTGTATATCCTGTTTTGCTAATCAAGATATTATCAAATTTAAAAATACTAGGATTAGTGTTGTGTAGTTTGATGTGTATATATTTTTTGCCTTTGGGTACAAGTATTTTGGCAGTCTTGTCATCCGCAAAGTCACGCAGGGCAATATTGTCTTTGACGGCTCCTAGTAGGCTAATCAATTCAGTAGCAGTGCTTACATTATTGCTGGACAAACCTGTGGGCTCTTCTATGCGAGTATGCAACAATCCCCGGCCTTTGAGATAATCGTTAGCATCTGTTACAAACTGGTCAAAACCGCCTGGATAAGTATTGGCTAGAGTTTCGGCGGCTCTGTTGTCACTACTGATCATCATGGCCCTCATAAGGTCCTCACGTGATACCATCATACCATTTGCAAAGTGTCCTCCGCTCTTACCTTTGATTTGTACACGTTCAGATAATTCTGCGCCACTCCTAAGCAAAGTAATGGCTGTGATCAATTTGGTAATGCTGGCAATAGGGCGCACTTCTCTTGCATTGTAACTGACCTGGTACTCTGCACGTTCAAAGTCATACAAAGCATAACTGCCTTGTTGTGCGTATGCAGATGTACAAAATGATAAGAGTAATAAAAGTTTCTTCATTATGTCCTTAATTCAAACCACATCCAATCTCGCTCATCACGGAAATAAATTTTGTGTCCATGATAAAACCAACGAGTACCTGCTGGTCCAAACTTGTCTGTTAGCCAGTTGTATATGTCAGCAGGTACTCCTGTAACTTCTACTACAGTATATTCATGTTCGAGCAATAAGCCGTTGTGTAATGGTATCATACTGTTCCCCAACGTAGTCGAAACCAATTGGCATCTTTGACATTTTCAAACAAAAAGTCTCTGCCTTCTCGTTCAAAGTTTCCCTTGCAGTTGTCCAGCAACCAAAGTGTAATGTCAATGGCATAGTGATTGTCTACAAATCGAGGAAGCATGACTCGACACCATCCTATGCCTTGAAGCATACTCCACAGTACTTCGCGATCCATTTCAGTTTGCATCTCTTTGGCTTTGGCTTCAAGCATTTCTTGTTCTAATATATAATTTTGACGTTCTATCCATTTACGCATATTGGCCCTTGCCTCCGGACTGTAGTTCATTTACGTGCTAACTCCAAGAGCATCACATACTTCTGATAGGCCTTTTCAACTGTGGGATTGGCAAGCCTAACACTCCTATCCTGTTCATACCGTGCCATCAGTTGACGGTCAGTTTTGTACTTTTCAACTTGATCTTCTGAGTATTTGATATAATCGATAATATGTTGTAGTCTATCTTTAGGCATTAACACTTCCACACAATCTACTTCTTCAACAGGAAAAGTTTGATGTTGATACATGTCACTATCGCTAATGCTGTAGTTCCATGCGTTAGAATGTTGCCACATGTTAGGAATCCTGCGTAGTTTACGCTGGCTGGGATAAACCTGCATGTCAAACTTACGAAAAAATTCTTCTTCTTTCATTGTGACCACTTCATTAAGAACATTGTGATGTGTTTTTCACTTTTGAACTGCCAAACATTGAAACTCATACGTTCTCCGCAACGGCATTCAATGCTCCATGCCTGTATGGGATCCATATCCGTTTCATTAAGCCCGCGTTCAAAGCCGCGTGGTGCTACATCATCTGTATAGGCCTGTAGTCGGAATCCTGGTAATCGTTGCCATTTGATCTTGGGAGTGTGTGGGATTTGCATAGTGGCATAAAGGTTTTGTAGTAGACTATTAACATAGCTCTTACCCATTTGGCTGCTGTGTGCAATTACAAATCGAGTACGAGGTTTAGTGTTTGTTCCAGCCATGGCTTGCATGCCTCCCAAGTTCTATAAATGTGTGCGTGTCCGCCTGCTTTAATCCATTCTTCACAGTTACTAGTGCGGTCATCAATTAATATGTCGCCAGGTTTACAATGTTTGTGCTTGTCAAAACTGTAAGGTCCAAAGAACACTGGAATACCTTCAAAGCGTTCGTGTGCCCACCATACTTTATCCTGTGCGGCAAACTGTACATTATCATCATGGGGTAGTGCTGTAAGAAATGCCATGCCGTCTGCTTGTCCTCGACTTACTACATCACGACAGAATTGTACAAGCTCATGTGCTCCTGGCTTGATTGGCAAGTCGCGATAGAATCGTTGCTTGGCTTTGACCTTGTCCCAATCTTCTGCTGGAATACGTTCACCATAGTTCCAGTTGCGGTTAACCATGCGACGAGCTTCTGTCATCCAGTCAGCTACAACATCGTCCATGTCTAAATATATGATCATGGTGCTAGCTCTCTCAGTTCTGCATCTAAATCGTGTTCTACAAATTTGCTAAGGATTTCAAAGTTATCTTCAGCACGTTTAATTGCCTCCAATGCTTTCATCAGTGCAGGATTCTTTTGAGCTAGTGATAACTTGTTCATAGCAATAGTGCGTTGAGCCCTAGCCCATTGCAATAAATCTTGTGTTTCCTGATCTAGGCCTACAGTGGCATAGCTAGTACCTATAGTAAGCCACGAGGAGCCGTCGTATACCTGTATATCAGTTCCGTTGACACGCATCATGCCCTGCATTGGGTTAGAGCTATTTGGGTTAATATAAGGCACACTGGTGTTGCCACCATTGACTGTTAGTCCGGGACTAGCTGATAATCCTTTGATCATAGTTTGGGTTCCTGTGTTTTTTCTAATTGGTGTTGTGGAGGATTAAATCCCTTCCAACTATCAGGTGTGAACAATTGGATAGGCTTCCAATACTTGTGCAAGATGTTGTTGACTACCACTGCACACACCACTATAGTTACTATTGATAGTGCTGTTAAAATACTGCCAGCTAAAACTGTTGCGGCGTTATCCATGTCCATTATACTGCTTCTTTCTTTTCTTCTTTGGGAATATGATCAATCCATCTAAGTATGAACCAATCACGTTGTGCGGCCGTTTTAAATGACCAAAATCCAGGACCCATACAAGTCCCGCAATGGTTGTCCTTGGCCCATGTAACCATTTCTTCTGCCACTTCAGGGGCAAGTTTGTCTACCTTGAATGTGATGCCTGGCAGTTTGAACATGCCTACTTCCACGTGTTTCATATGAGCGTATCAGGTTTCACAAAGTTAGGTACGGCGTCTTTACCATAACCATCAAACTGATAATCTTTTAGTAGTTCTACCAATTGATCCATTTGGCTCACGGGCATGGAGCCTGGAACTTTGCCATCAAAGCTGAACAGCATGTAGTCTACTGTGTCTTTGGGTGTGAACTCTTCTGTTGCTGTTGTTTGGTAGCGAAATATGTGTTGTAATTCTGTTAGTGTTGTCATTTAATAGTGTCCTCTGTGGTTACAAAATGGCTGATAATTAAATCCAGTGCCGCAATGGTTTGCATGTTAAGTCCCACATCTTCTGGATGCATCCAATAGCCGTCTGGATTGGCATCTGTTTTGGGATTTTTCTTCCACTGCCGGAGTTCTTTTTGGAGATACGCACGATAGTCTTTGAGATTGAGACTGGTAATGCGATCAGCAGTTTCGCCATCGATCCATTGATAGGGCTTGTGTTTGGCCTTGCTCATTAGTCTACTCCAAATTGTTTCAAAATCAAACTGCCCAACATCACACCAGGTATGTTCATGGCTGTATAGTTATCTGCCACTTGAGCGCAGTGCCGGACCACTTGCCGCCCAAAGTGTT